TGCTTCCTGAATTGTTGATGAATATGTACGGCCATCGTATGAACTCCACACATCTAGTATATGAGTGTTGCCCTCAATGGTCGTCGCTAGGCTTGGGAACCTAGTTTGAAAATCATCAATTATAGCCATCTAAAGATTTTAGACTTGTTGATGCCGTGTCGGATTTTTGGCCCGTGTCGTTCGCTGCGATACATGTCTTCAGTAATTTCTACTGATTCACCCGCTTTGCAAGATTGACCGGCAATCGAAACAGTATTACGTAGACCGTGCGTTAGTCGCTTGGGCCACTCGTCGCTTACTTCATCGCTTGGCGCTTCGTCCGATACAACTACAGGCTCGCCTACAGCTTCACTCGCAGGCTCTTCTACGTTGTCATCTTGACCAACGTCGAAAGTGTCTACTGGCTCATCTACAGCTTCTAATGATGCAAGGTACGCATCATAGCACTGGTCGCGGTATTCACTCGAAACGTTATCATCAATGAGGCTTTCAAAAGCGCTAACTTTTGGTTTGCCGCTAGCTGTCAAATTCTCGCCGCTTTCGACGATCATCTGTATAGCTTCTATATGTTCAATTGGTAGCATTTTGTATCCTAGTAGAAGGGGGCCGGAGCCCCCATAAAATTACAGTCCCGCTAAAATCCGGCCTGCTGTATCTTCGAGCACGTCAATACCGCCGATGCGGTACAAGCCCTCAGTCATATAGCTAAACCCTTGACGGTCAATCTCGCTCATCTGCAACGGTACAGGTACACGAGCTTTGATCGCTTGTGCGCTTGTGCTGAACGCTACAGTTGATGAAGTCGTGACGTTGCCTTCGCCTAAGTTGGCGACAATAGAGTCTGCCCCACGGAAAGTATGCATGAATTTGACATCGGGGTAGTTATCTTGCAGTGCTTTCAACACTGAAGACGATCCAGCAGCCGTGTTTAAGATTTTGCTTTGGGCTTCGTTGTATGCGTCAGTCGGAGCTAACACAACATTACAGCTATACTCAGGTGTATTGTTTACAGCGTTGCGTTGAGCGTTGATCAGGTCAGCAAACTCAGTATACAAGTTTGCGCCGCTCAAGCCTTGTGCAGTTGTCGCAACTGTGTCAACATTGAAGCTACTGTAATTCAATAGCCCCTCTGTGATACCGTCAGCCGTGGAACCAACCAGGCAGATTTCGTCAATCTCACGTAGGTAGATTTCATTGAAAGCTGACAGCATGTCATTGACAAGGTTGATGCCCTGCATCTCAGCTTCTTTGATCTCGGTTTCAGTCCAGTTACCAGTAGCCATTTTTTCAATGACTTTAATGTAGCTGTCTTCACCCTTGAGGCTGATTTGACCTTTGTTAGCACCTTCAGCACCGGTGTTCCTGTAACCGCCCTGAGTGACTGTACGCAATGAACGTACGCGCTTGCTAAACCCGCCGATGTTTGAAACTTCCACGCCTGAATTGACGAATGCCAAGTCCGGGAATTTCTTTTTGAGGATTGTTGGGTCAACAGCTTCGAGAGTACGCTGCAATACAACGCCGTTGGCAGCATCGCCAAAACGTTGCGCCGAATCTTTTAGCCGCCGAAACGAGTTAAGATTGTATAAGTCTTCAAATTTCATAGTTTTTACCTTTAGCCTGCTGCCGTGATAACAGCATCAACGGCTGTTTCAATATCATCTAAACGGGCCTCAATCGCTGCAATCGCAGTATTGACCGCGCCATTTACAGCCGCGTCCGTGTAGGTGTCGCTTGTGCTCAACGCAATGTCAGACACGTTAGAAGTCGTTCCCAACTTTGTAACCTGTGCAACATCTTGCAAAGCAATTGCAGTAGCACCGCCGCAAGCAACCAACCAAACGCCGCTTTTTACTTCTTCCAAAAAGATTGCACCAGTTGGTACATCATCAGTTTGTGTAGTAGCTAGACCGTCGTTTGCGTCTCCGTCGTTTGACGCGTAGACCTTGCCAAAAATAGCAGGTGATTCGCCCGTTTTTACGTCAACAGTGACTAAGCCCTCATACACATAACTTGCGTGTGTGTCGTAAGCCGTGTTTAAAGTGCCTGCGTCGTCAACCTCGTCAGTGACGCTACGTAGTACAACGCCTGCGATTACTGGTGTAGATGAACCGTCCATATTATCAAGCTGTGAGCTTGCCCATTTTGCGAAGCGGCCTGCTTTAAGCCCATTCTCAAAAGAAATTGTCGAAAGTACTGCATCAGCGGAGATTTTTAGGCGTTCGCCGCCATCAACTCCCTGCGGATCAGCAAGGTATCCTGTTCCAAGTGCCATTAGATTTCCTCTTTAGCTAGTTGTGACCATTCATCATTTTGAGAATCGCCGAATTGTTGATACTGCGTCGCCGCTTTTGGTTTAAGCAGTTTGAATGCGACAGGTAACTCACTGTCACTGAATTTTTGCTCGTAGCCCTGTGAGGCCAATACGTCAGTCATAATTTGCTTGGCTGATTTGCCTGCAAACTCGTAGCTTGCATCAGCAAACTTGCGGGCGTGTTCGATCACTTCGAGGTGTTCAGCTACCGCCGCGTCAGCAAACTTTTGTGCTTCCACTTCTACTTGTTCTTTACTGAACAATGTTTTACCATCTGCCATTTTTGTTTCCTCTTCTTCTTCTTCACCCATATCTTCACCTTCGATGCTTTCGCTTTCAGGTTCGGATGATTCTTCTTCAGGCACGTCAATACCTTTTTCTTTCGCAAGTGCCACAATCTCCATAAGTGGAGGCATGATTTCTTGCAGTTTGTCTACAGGTGCCGTCTTCACGGCTTCAGGCAACGCAGCCACAATCTCAGCAATAGCTGACAATGTAAGTGCTTCACCTTCCGCATCCTTGAATTTGCGGATAATCTCGGTTAGCTTGTCCATTTCTTTCCTTGTGTCTTGGATTTTGCATACATCGCCACAGCGTCCATGCTCTACGATTGCTAAAAAATAAGGTTTGATGTTGGTTTGTTCGAGATCGCCATTCTCGTTTTTGGCTATTTTCGCCGTGTAATCAAGTGATACATCCTTGACGCCTGATTCAATCAACTCAATGGCTGCATCTTCTAATTCGATTGAGTGCATCAGCGATACTGTGGCAGCGTCGGTCGCTTGCTCTAGCTCTACAGCTTCAGTGCTTTCGATCTTACCAATGTCTGGGTTAGTATCAACATGCCCATACTTCGCGGTTATACCATTCATCAGTGCAGCCAACTCGCGTACCGTATCCGCTGACCGGTATACCTTGAACACATCGTTTGCAGGCTCCATACCAATTTCATGGCCTCGGTAGTCCATAAAGCCATCACGGACTGAAACGACAGTCTTGCTCTTCCTGTCATAAATAGCTCGGTCGCTAAATCGGGTACACCCGCAACTGCAATTAGATTTACACATCTAGCAAACGATAGTAGTACATCATTCTGGAATTATCAAATCATAGCCGCAACGACAGCCAAAGTCGATGCCCGGCAATAAGTGCTTCCCGTCAGTCCACGAGAATAGGCCGCTGCTAAGATCAAACGTTTCGCCATTGCGGTCAATGTGTGATTGTCTGACTCTGTTGTCCCTAGCCGTAACCCATTTAGCTTGCTTGATGCCTAGGTTATCGGCACGTAGTTTTGTTGCCAACGAGTTGTAGGTTGACATCTGTTGACGTGCTACGAATTTTGCATGGTCTTTACGATTTTTGGTGTTGGCGTGGTGCTTTTCAATGATTGATTCAAGGCTTTCACCTGTAGCCATATTGCGTAAGGCAGTATTTACAAAGTAGTTGATTGCGTCATCTCGTTGCTCAACTAGCCACAGTTTGGACTCAGTGCGCAGAGCGTTGAGTTGGAAGGTTAGTCCTTCCGTTGCCATCAATTCTTTTTTGCTTATGCCTATTTTTTGCTCAATGGTTGAGTAAATGCTACCGGCGTTGGCCTTGTCAGCTTCCATCAATATCTCGTCAATGAATGCCTCTATGCGGTCATCACTAAACTGGGCCTTGATCTTGGCGCGCACTTCTTTGGATAGCCCTAAAAACACATTGGCATAGTTGCCGCTTTGTTTGTCTTCAAACTTCTTTACAGTGGACTTGTTGAGCTTTTTGATTGACTGGTTCTCGACGCGTTGGCCGATTTGCTCAATCATATAGCCCATTGTTTTAGCCATGCGGTTTTCGAGTACCCGCTGAACTGGTGGGGATTTTACGCGACCGCGCCCCGTGATCTCACGCTTCATCTGTATCTATGCTAAAAAAGTCATCTACGCCGAACTCTATCGGCTTGGACACGCCCTTCTCTTCGAGGTATTTTTCATAGTCCAGACCTAGCTCACGCATAGCGATAGCGTTTTGCAGGGCTTTTTCTTCGTAGCTGACTGCCTCTTGAGGTGTCCCGCCTTGGTTTTCTTTGAATGTCGGAGGCACTAGTCCGAACTTAGAGGCCAACGACTGCACGCCTGCTAGCACATAGTCATTTTGAAACGATTCGATTGTATCTTGAAAAGCCTTACGCTCAGTGTCGCCGCTTGAGTTGAGGCCCTTGACATTTTCGCCAACAAGCATTGGGAGCGGTATACCGGTACCGAGCGCCAAACGCTGCAAGCCGATCATATTCGCATCGCCTAAGTTGCTGATTGTCTGATTGTGTACGGCAATGTCATCTTCACTATCGATGATTGATGCGCCTAAAATACTTGCACTTGATTCTAGGTTCTGGAAAAACGCTATCAATGAGTCAGCTTGGTCGGCCGCTAGCAATTCTTTGAAGCCTTTCACCTTGATGTATTTACGACTAGACTTGTCCATAATCGCGCCAATAGACCGCTCAATTATGCCATCGTTGATTATCTGAGGGTAGCACAATTCAAACTCTGACACCCCACCATAGCGGTATTGAGGTGCCTCAGTTTCTACTGGCTTGTAGTAGGAAAAATCAATCACACGAGACGGATGAAAATTATGGCCGCGCACTGTGTACATGAGTGGCTTGTAGTAGTCTGGATTGCCTAAATCCATGCACGCTTGTGGCACCGTCACCATATCGCCGCTAAAAACTTTCAGTCTGTGCAGCTTAGGATTGTACTTTGTGCTCGTGCTTGCTGGTGTAGACAGGTCAGCGTTTGGTTCGTAGATCACGACTAGCCCACGACCGAAGCCAATCATATACTGAATGGCTGACTTTACGTGAGGCAGCAAAAACTTATCAAACAACTCTCGCTCGTTGTCTGTATCGAATTGCAGCGTGTCCTTGAGTGCATAGCCAGACTTGAGTCGGACGATCTTTGATCCTAGCGCGGATTTATAAATGGCACGTAGCTCGGTGTCTTTTACAAGCTCACTTGCGTACTCGTTTTGAGCGGTTGCCCTACGGATATTCACTAGGGCATTGACTATGTTTTTTAGACCGTCTTGAAATCTCATTGATGCAATAGTATTACATCAGGGCTGAATAATCAATCGGAGCGTCTACCAAATTGTCCATAATCGCGTCAATCGTTGGGTCTACTTGGTCGTCAAATTCACCGTTTGGAAATGCCGCATGCTCGCTTATGTAGTCCAATAACCACGGAGCGTTTTTGGGTAAGTAGACCATCCCCGCCTGCACACTTGGTGATGCGTCCATAGCTCTAGTCACCTTGTCCGTATCTCGCGGTATGCCTATGACCGGTATACCTTCACGCTTCAATGTTTGGATTAGTCCAGTACCGCTTGACTTGTCCTCAACCTTGAACGATCTAACAGGCCTCCCGTATTTCCCTTGATGTTTGTTGTAGAATGCCCGTGCCTTGGTTAGCAGGTCGGGCGCTTCTAGCCGCTCCCTGTGTAGGTCAATCAGGTATATCTTGCGGTCGTGCGTGCGGCCCCATATCTGAAATACTGAGTAGTCATTCTCTTTTTTGGTCTTTTGTGCAGTGTCAGCATAGATTGTGATCGCCGTGAAGTTGGGTAGGACTTCGTAGTATTGCCACCATTCTGACTTGAAATAGTTGCCTCCCTCAGTATAGGGCGATTGTTGATATAAGGACTCCCACGATGACGGGTACATGTTGTTTTTTTTGTCGTGCAGGAACTCCAGGCTTTTGAGGTTCGGCGCTAGTGGATCGCCCGCCTTGCGGTGTTCCTCGTCCTGTGTAGCGATAGCCTTGTATACTAGGCTTTTGACAGTGGCGTCTTTTTTTATTAACCTGCCTGCTGGGTCGTCAAGGTGCCAACGAGTCAGAACCATCAGCATTGCAGCGTTTTCACTGAAGCGTGTACTGAAGTCATCAGTGAACCAATCCCACGCCTTGTTGCGTGTCGTGACGCTGTTGGCTTCGGCCCTGCCTTTTATCGGGTCATCAATGATGCCTAAGTCCAATGATTCACCGGTGATCGATCCTGCGACAGTTGTATTTCTGAACGAACCGCCCGCGCTTGTTTCAATCCTGTTTTGGTTGCGTAGCAGTTTGCCCGCTTGAGTTACTACGTTGCTCTCGCCAATTTCTGCCCGTGGGAACACGCCCTTGTACACAGAATTGTCCATTATGCGCTGCAAGTCTCTGTTAGCCCGAACGCCTAGTATGTCGCTGAACGATGCGAATATTGTTTTTGTCTCAGGTTTATGCCCCAACGCCCACGCTATAAAATCTACGACCGCGCTAGACTTACCGTGTTGGGGTGGTGTTTGGACTATCAGCTTGGGCCGATTGCCTGCAATATAGTCTGTAAAAAAGTCCTGTAGGTTATAACTCAACTCTTCAACGAACCAACCGAGCTTTAAATCAGGATGTAGCAGCTTGCGGAACTCGTAGAAGTCCCTACGCGCTAGCTCATTCCTGATCGCTTGGGGATTCGATAGAAGTTGCGATATTGTTGAGTTGTCGGAGTTGGTCACTGGTGAGTTTGGATAGGTCTACTGTTGCGGGGGTCATTGAGCCGTCTGAGCTTGTGTGATCCTTCTTGTCAGCTAGCCCTAATTCGCGTGCGATGATTGAGTGGTTGAGTAGCCCTGATGAAGCGCCTACAAACTTTTGATCGAACATAACTGATTCAATACTAGCACAGATGTCCGTAAACCCGTCCTGATTCGCATACTCATAATAGGTCGAACGTCTGATACCTGCGAACACACAAAAGCCTGTAACGGTCATTGCGCGGGGTACAAACTTTTCTTTGTTTTCGTAGTCATCACCGTACCGTGTTTTGCTCTCGGTGATTGCTACAGGGTTAGCATCAATCCATTCTTTGTACTCTACAAATTTGGCCCAAAAGTCTTCAGGTGTTTCATAGCTGCGCGGTCTACCATTCTTGGCATAGCCAACGGGTACGCCTTTCACTGTGTCCCGTCTCGTTTGATGCCTAGACCATCCATTAGTTTAGCTAGGTACTCTGCGCGCTCTATAAGCTCGTTGAGTTGTTCTAATGCCTCGGTGGTGTCGATCTTGATTGTTTGTTTGATCTCAGGCATTGATTACCTTTCGCCATCACTAAACAGCGCTACTGCGGCGGCGTAGATTTCTTTAATTGTTTCCCAACTGACCGCAACATCTACGCGTTTCGGCCCCGAGCCGTCGCACATTTCACAGAATTCGTCTGGGTCATCTGTACCGCATTCGGCGCATTCAATGAAAGCTAGGCCGGTGAATTCTCCGATTAAAGCGTCCATTGCCCCGTTTTCGGCTGTCAATGACTTGGGCATTATAACTAGATTTTTGTTTCCTAGCTCAACTATGAATTGATCCACTACTTCTTTTATATTGGGGTTAGCAGCCATTGTTACTCAATATAATCATCGTAGATTGTGAGCATTGGAGTCACATAGGTACCCGGATCATCTTCAAGAATAATACGTTCATTCTGTTTCATGAATTTTACTAAGTCATCTAGTGTAGGTATTTCAATTGTCCATAATTCTTTCTTGCCTGTCATGCGAGAAATGTGACCGTTACCAGTCACTTTATGCTTTGTGCCTTGTGACCTCCACAACCTCCCGTTGCGGGCAAGATCAGTATTAAAAAACTCTTCACTGCAATACCGAGTGTCCCAAACCTCGTGTTCCGATAGAAAAGCGTCTTCGTGTGGTTTGCCTTTACCGCCGCGAGCCCTGCTGATAATAAACTTCATTTGATAACCTCTGCAACCTGCTTGCACGTTTCGCACCGGTCGCAGTTTGTGCCGTCCTGTTTAGGCCGCCTGCAATAGTGCGTCAATTTGAATAGATCATCAGGCATAGCCTTTATTATCGCACTTTTGTACATTGTTTTCAAAGGCCAATGCTCGGTATATTCGCGACCTAGTACCGTTTTTAGTATGCCTCTCCGTGAGATTGCCCAGTCTACATTTGGGTTTGATACTACCTCGTCAGTGGCAATGTGAGTCACTATGATGTCGTTGATCTTCTTATACCGCCGGTCTCGAAGTACAGCAGCGCTCATAAATGCAATCGTTTCTGTATCTTTTATTGGCACGAAGCATAGGTTACTAAAATCTATAGCTGTCTCAATGTACTTAATTTGCCGGTTATATCCGTTGCTGTTGAAGTAGTTGATTATATTGCGCACTGCTTCTAGCTCGTGATCTGCCCTGCCTTCGCTGTTTTTCATTGAGCAATGGTGCAGCAGTAGTTCACGGCCTTGCGACAGATACAGCCAAGCGGCATAAGTGGAGTCTACGCCGCCTGATAGGTTTAGGAAGTACATGGTTTGATTGACCAGTTGCGCATGATTGAGCTTCGACGCTCGAAGTACTTCCCGTTCGACAATTCTAGCCGGTCGTTGTGAATTGACAATACAGTGACAAGCGTGTGTTTTTTGGCGCGCCTGCCACTGTAGAATTTCACTTGATCACCAACGGATAGTGAATTGATCCACTCATTATACTTGTTGCTTTCTGTCATGGCTAACGATTATACATGATTAGCGATATTTCTATAGCTTCATGAGGAAGCGCTGGCGTAACGAAATATTCTTTGCATCCATCGTCGCATGTACCTGAGTACTCAACAATAAAAATGCAGTCATCTACTTCGAACTCCATCCCGTGTAAGTCAAAATCACATTTTTGGATCTTGAGCATGTCTGGGTATTTGCCTTTTATTGATTTGTACTTGGGGAACATTTCGGCTAAGTTATCACCGATTACCCTCCATCCCCGCACCCGATTATATTGACCTCTCATCGCAAATTCCCTAGGCTGCCATTTAAGATTATCGTGTAAATGACTATAATTTCGTCCGTTGCATTGCAAAGTTATCTTGGCTAAATCTGTCACTCCATCACCTGTACGTCAATCTGTTGTAGTAGCCAGTTGTAGGCTTTTTCGGCTGTGCTGTAATCGCGCACTTGACCATCTGCGTAACAGAAATCGTATTCTTTCCCGTTCTTTTTGTATATTGTAACTACATTGCGGCGTAGGACAAATTTTTCTACTGTTTCAAAATCAATCGCTGTTTGCTGTACCTGTACCCACTTAGCCACGGTTAGCCTCGATTATCTCGAACAACTTCAACGCCAATATTATAAAAGAGCAAACGGTTATAAAATACGAAAGTAACTCGTAATCGGCGTTTTCTATCCCGTATGCGATTGCGTCGTCGATAACTTTTTGCTGTCTATTCTCGTATATGATTATTGATTCATTCACCCTTCACCCCCTTGTGTCTGTGGTGCTGGTGGTAGTGGTATCGCATCCTGCCTGTACATCCATTCAGTTACATATCGTATTAGTCTGCCTTCGGAATTTCTAAATTCACGATAAATGGTGCTATACTCTGCCTCAATGACAACCTTGCAGCAGACAACATATAGTTGCTTTCCCGGTTTCGGCAATTCATCTCCCACACTCACCCACTCCGGCACCTGTCCAAAGTGACGGGCTAGGGCTAGGGAATCGGAGGCGTTGATTGACACAACTTCAGCTTTGAAATAATGACTGTTTAGGACGATTTTGTCTTTGGTGCTTGCTTTCTCGTTGTAGTAGTTATCGCTATCGCTCCACTTGTGCCGTGTTATGTCACTCATTGTGTATCCTTGGGGCCGTTTGTTAGGAGATGGGCTATCAAAGATTTTTCTATTTGTTCCTGAATTGATTCTTGAGGCTCTATCGCGAATTTCGTCCAACCTTCGTACTCGCTGTGCGGTTCGCCATTGTTGCCGCGACTACCTTCAAACGAATCGGCAACCAAAATGGCCAAATTATCGCCTTGCTTTAAGTCTTGACCAAATATTACATTGCCAATCTTTGCGCTAGTAATCGCCTCCCTCCACTGCTTATCCCTATCCTGTTGGCCGCGAAGGTAGGATTGGTACATAGCCTCGCATAACGTCGTACCTTGAGGCATGTGGAATGAATTTATGCGCACAGTGGAGCTTGTACAATCGCCGTTGTTGTACAATTCACTCCCGCACTTCGGACACTTGCTCTCTGTATATGGTGTGCTCATGATTTGCGCCTCTCAGTGTTATGTGCTTCCAACTCGTCAGCTATATACCTGAGATTGTCTATAAAATCCTGTCTAACAAACCCTTTTAGATTGGTTATATCTTCTCTCATTTCCGTATTGCCATCAGTTACTTCTAGATAAACAAACTCGTGTCTTCGATCTAACGTAATATCCATCATTCAATCCTTTTTACTAGCAGCATCATTGCCACTCTCTACACTGTACCAACTTTTTACGGTATCAATTACAGCGTTTTGGTGTAGTTTCTCTATGATGATTAGCGGCTCGTTTGACCATAGCTTCACTGACTCGGTATAGGCAACTTTACAGTCTTCTATCATCATCGCATCCAGTACGGCCTTGACCATGTTGTCAGTGTCTGGTTTTTGATCATGCAACTGGTACAGCTTTGCCGCCTTCTTCTTGTCGCTCCACGAATTAGCCATCTGCACCATGAAGATAATTCTGTACGCTGTACCGTCGTTTATGTGCCTGGTGTGCAGTCGTATCTCGTCACGGAAGGCGTGGTACTTGTCAATGGTTTTTTTGTTGCTCCAGTGGCTGTTACGTGTCTGCCTTGGTGCTCCCATTGGTTGTAGGGGGATTGATGCGCGGTTAGTCATTGGCTGCGTCTATATACTCAATCAACGGCCTGCGCGGGCTCGCTGCGTCTAGTTTCTTGGCCTCGTATATGATTGTCAACGTCAGCCGGTACGTCGTTCCCTGACCAATACACCTCCCCGTGTGCGTTGGTTAGGCTGTATCGCTGCATCCACGGTTTAGCGTTGGGGCCGTAAAAGTGGGGTGCAAAGTGTAGGGAGTTGTCACGAATCATGCCGCGTCCTCATATATCCTATGACCGCGCACTTTTTGGCCGGTCTTTTGTTGGTGTTGTTCGGGGTTGTCCAGCCACAATTCTAGCCCCTGCGTCACATACTCGCTAGTCGAAATATTCAGCAAGTACGAACGAAAGTGCTCAACAGATAGCTTGCGAGTGCTGTACTCGGTTATAGTCACGCCATCGGGGTCGGTGTACGTGTCCGCAGGGATAGGCCAAAACGTGCGTTTTAGCCAGTCGTGCACCTGTTCTTTGGTGTAATCTTTGCCCGCTGCCTCACGTAGTTTCAATCGTATAGGCTCGACATAGCACCCCCAATAGAATGCATTGGCATTGGTTGACCGTGTAGGGTCGTCAATTCTGATACGCACGAAGCGACCGACACGGGAGGTCAAGGCAGAAATTACCGCCTTGCGCTCCATTGTTGACATTTTGCCACCCTCTAATACTTTGAAGGTTAGGTCAAGCATACCTAAAACAACCTTGGCATAACCATCGACCCCTGCGAAAACCCCTGTACAGTTCGCGTGAATTTTGTCCACATCTTGCACATATATTTGGCCCAGATAGTACCGGCTTACAATCAACCTGTACCCACGGCATAGACTTGCGCGCCTTACGTCGGTTGGCTATTTTACTTGGCATTGAAACGTACCCATATCGAACGCACCTATCAAGTCCTTAACTGTAAATTCTACACTGTTACCAAGCCCTACACGCGCAACAAACTCGCATACACTAGCTCCGTAAACTTTATACGTGTAGTGCGTCAAGTAGTTAATGTCACGCGAATCAATGCACTCACAATGCTTCAAGCATTTAACATAGTTCCTAACAGATAACCCGCCGTCCATATATTTGATAGCACGAAACACGTACTTCATAACGATGCGTTCTACGTCATTTTGGCATTTAGCGTACATGCGTTCAATGTCTCCACGGTACGTTGTAATAACATTATCCATCGAACGCATCCACTTCTTCTTTACTCGTGATCTTGCCAGTCTTGATCGCGTGCAGCACCGGTGTCGGTGATTCTGTCCACCCCTTCTCAATTGCCTCGTTTGGATGGTCTTCTTTGTAACTGTTGCAAAAAGTGCAAGCGTTGATTCGGTTGGCCTTGTCCGTTGTACTCCCTTGATGCGCTCGCTTTAACCGTTCATCGAAGCACCCTGCCTCACCTGTACACACTGGTGATCGTATTTCACAAGGTACGTACACGCCGCCCGCTGTCAATTCTTTGGCGTCTTTGGAGCGTTGCCGGTTGTCTTTTGCCTGCTTTTTGCTCACCTTGGCTAGCGTTGAGTAAGGCGTTTTGCCTCCGTTCTTAGCTAGCTTTTTGGCACTGATTGGGCTAAGGCGTGACTTTTTCACGACAGCACCCATGCAATAAGTGCAATATAACCAATTGTTGACAGCGCAAATTTGATTATAAATCCCGCCTCTGTTTCACTTTCTATTGCGTTATTCAAGGCCAATATCCATAGTGGGAACCCCGCCACTATTGCTATGTAACCGATCACTTCCTGCCCCACAGTTCGCACGCCTCGCTGGTTGCCTTGCGTAGCTGTTTCATTGTCCCTACCTTGCGCGGGCAGACTGCATACACGCGCTCAATGTTCAGGGGGCCTAAATGTTTACACGTACCGCATTGTGCTGACTCCCACGCTTTCACCTCGGTTGGTGCGCGGTGCTTGGTAGTGTTGACTATCTCGGTGGGGTTGATGATTTTATCGGTCATTGTTTCCCTTGT